GTTCGCGAAAATGCTCGAGCAATCCCCGATCGGCAACGTCGATGCGGTCACGCTTGCGCCGTTCTTCGCGGACGAGCCGGATTGGCCGCGCGCGTACAGCATCCTGTCGGCGGCATCGCTGAACGCCGGGCCGCGATCCCGCACCCGCGCCTATCTGACCCAGATCACTGCGCTGTCGAGCCGGCGGCGGATGGTCGCCGGCCTGCAAGACGTGATCCAAGCGGCTCGCAACCTCGAAATCAGTCGTGACGAAATCCTCGTCTCCGCTGACGAAGCCGTTGCCGAAATGGCGGAACAGGCGACGACGCAACAAGCCCCAGTCGGTGACTATGCCCAGTTGGTGATCGACAGTTTCGGCAAACCGATTGTCGGCGTCAGATGCGGCGTGATCGGATCGCTGGATGACACGATGGGCGTCATCCGCCCATCCAATATGGTCGTTGTCGGCGGGCGGCCGGGCATGGGGAAAACCGCGCTGGTCACGTCCTATTCGCTTGGCGCGGCGGCGCGAGGACATGGCGTCCTGATCTTCTCACTGGAAATGAGCGCCGATGAACTGACGCGGCGGATGCTGGCCGATATGTGCTGCACGCCCGCTGCCCAGGTGCCCTATTCCGATGTTCGAGACGGCACGGTTAGGGAGCCGCATCTGTCAGCCGTGCGGGCCGCGAAACAGCGGCTGGATGCCATGCCGATCGAGATCAACGAAAGCGCCGGTTTGACGGTCGGCAAGCTGGCCCGGCAGGCGCGAAGCCATAAACGGCGGCTGGCGGCGAAAGGCCAAAAACTCGAACTGATCGTCGTCGATTATCTGCAACTCATGGCGCACAGCCGGAAAGGCATGTCGCCTTACGAACATGCGTCTGAGGTCAGCCGCGCGCTTAAGGAGTTCGCCAAGGCTGAAGACCTTGCCGTCATGGCGGTTGCGCAGCTTAGTCGCGACGTTGAGAAGCGGCCGGACAAGCGGCCGATGCCTTCCGATCTGCGCGACAGCGGCCAGATCGAGCAGGACGCCGATGTCATCCTGTTCGTCTATCGGGAGGAATATTACCTCGCGCAGTCAGAGCCGGAAGACCAGCACGGCGCGAAATACGAAGCGTGGCGTACTGACATGGAAGCGGTGCGCAACAAGATCGAGTTCCTTATCCCCAAACGACGCAGCGGTCCCATCGGCAAGGCGATGGGCTGGTTTTTCGGCGCGAACGCCGCCGTGCGTGGCAGCGACTTCTACAGCACCCCCCAACATAGTCCGAGGTTCTAAATGGCGCGTATCCGCTCAATTCACCCCGGCTTGTGGACAGACGAGGCGTTCGTCTCGCTCTCCCCATTTGGCCGGCTGTTCTACCTTGGCCTGTTGAACGAGTGCGACGACATGGGGTCGTTCGATTGGGCACCGATCAAGTTGAAGATGCGGCTGCTTCCGGCTGACAATGTCAGCGCCGACGAACTGTTGACCGAGTTAATGGCCTGCGGGCAGGTGATGTCATACGAAGTCGGGGAGAAGCGTTACGGCGCGATCCGCAATTTCTGCCAATACCAGCGCCCCAAAAAGCCAACATCTGTCTATCCACAGCCGGAAGCGGTGGGGAAATGGGTGAACACTAGCGCCCGTTCAACGCGTGACGGTGGGGAACCGGATACCCCTTCAAAGGGGCGCGGTGGGGAACCCAAGGGGGCTTCAACCAAGGGCAATGGGGAAGCGGTGGGGAAGCAGTTACCCACCGGTGGGGAAAAGTCTCGCCAGAGGAAGGAGGGAGGAGATAGTTCCGTTACTAACGTAACGGGCGCCGACGCGCCGCCGGTCGATCCCGGCAAGGTGTTGTTCGACGCTGGCATCGCCCTGTTGACCGCTGCCGGGCTGTCGCAGCGGAACGCGCGGTCCCTCGTCGCGAAGTGGCGGCAAGCGCAAGGCGACGAGGCGGTGAGCGCTGCGATTGTTTCCGCTGCGGGCAAGTCGGAGCCGGTGGCGTGGATCGAGGCCCGGTTCCGAACGATCTCCACCAGTGAGGACGAGGCGGCGGCTGTGAGCCATGCCCGTGCCGAACGCTACCGACGCATGAACATGGCGGGGCCGCCGCCGAGCCAGCCCGAGGGGCTGCACTGATGGCCCGCACCGAACGGCGGTGGAAGGCTGGCACGCGGGTTCGCATCGTCGCGCCGGGATATCCCTTCCACGGGCAAATCGGGACGGTGCGACGAGACGTGGACGATCCGGCCGGGCTGTTGGTGGTGATGCGGGATGACGGGAAGCAATCGGAACTGGCGACCAACGAGGCGGCGCGGTTGCGGGATCAGCGGGGGAGCGGGGCAATTGATGTTTGAACGGGATAGTGCAGCGGGAAAGTGGTGCATCCTGCGGGCAAATGGTCCCGCCACACTACGGCTGGCGGCATCGCTACAAGCGGCGGGGATCAATGCCTGGACGCCCACCGAGCATATCCGGCGGCGGGTGCCGAGGGGCAAGACGATGGAACGGCGCATCGTGGCGGTGACGCCGACCTATGTGTTCGTGCAGGCCAAGCATCTGCCCGACTTGCTGCAGATCGAGCGCGCCGACATATCACCGCATCCCCGCTTTTCGGTGTTCCGATATTACGGGGATACAGTGTTCGTCCGGCACGCGGCGTTGCATCCGCTGCGGTTGATCCAGCAGGAAAGCTATCGGACGGGCTTGCCCGCCAGTGGGCGGTTTCCCGGCAAGGCCCGTGGATCGCACTACGAGGTTGGCGACTTGCTTAAACTGCGCAGTGGTGCGTTCGCCGGGTTCGAGGCGTTTGTCGAAACGAGTGACGGACTGACGACGACGTTGCAGGTCGGCATATTCGGGCGGCAAGTTCCGCTGAAGGTCAGCACTTTACAGTTGCGGGAAGAAGGCGTAACTCATGCGCCTACCGCTGCATAAGCAGCCCGTGACGAGCGTGACCGGCTGGCGATATCGCCTTACTGCCCTCGTCCCAAACGCAGAGCGCCGCATAGGGCGCTCGGGCGATTGTGCTACGCAATGGACCATCCCTTATGTGCCCGCCGTCAAAGCGGCGCTTAACCCTCGACCCACTGAGGGGTACGCGATCAGGCAGGAGCCCGTGCAACGCGGGCCGGGTACGCCCTACCGAGCCGCCCATTGCGGCAGGCCCATGGCGATAGCGGCACAGGCATAGCCGATGTGAGCGGGTGCCCCGTCCCGCATGTAGCGCGGCACGGTGTTGCGCCCCAGACCGAGGCGATCGGCGGCCTCGCCGATGCTGAGCCCCATGTGTTTCATCCACGCCGTGAAGTCATCGCCGGTCATTGTCGTGTCGCCTCCGTTGCGCTATATTGAGGGAGTGCCCCGGCCCGTTAGGACCGGGACACCCCTTCAGTTACCCCTGCGGCGTAGCGTAATGACCAGCATTGCAGTGCTGATCGCTACGCCGAGGGCCTGAAGAAGAAGCGCGGCGTAAGCCATTTGCTTTCTCCTTCGTGCCGGGTCAGCGTGATTGCCTTCCCTTCCGGCCCATTCTTTATGCACCAATCGGTGCATTAGCACAAGCACAAAACGCACTGAATGGTGCATTATTTGGGGGTGGCGATGCCGACTAAGCCGCCCAGCCTGCGGCCACGCAAGGTGCCCGCCGGTCGCAAGCTGTCCAACTGGACCAAGCGCAAGACGCGGCAGGAACGCGGCTACGGCGCGGACCATGACCGGATGCGGGCACAGGTGCTGCGAGAGGAACCGACCTGCCGGGAGTGCCGGAAAAGCGGACGGATCGCGGTGTCCACTATCGCCGACCACATCATCGCGAAGGCCGAGGGCGGCACCGATGACCGCGACAATTATCAGGGGCTGTGTCGTCCCTGCCATGTGACCAAGACGGCGCAGGAAAGCGCGAGGGCACGGCGGCGCGGCCAATGACCGACGACGAGTTTCTCTATGGCATCCCCGGCTGCACCTATCACGGCCTGCTATCCCAGCCGACGACCCGCCCACTGCCGCCCGGCACCATGACGCGCCAGCGTCGCAGGGCCACCGATCGCAAGGGGGCACCGGGGGGAGTCGGAAAGTCAGGGCGGGGTCGTCTCTAGGACCGCAACCGGGGGCTTTTTTCGGCGCGTGCGAATTAAACTTCGGGTGCGATATAACTTTTGGAGGGGCCAATGAAGCCCGGTCGCAAGCCCGAAACGCCCAGCACGAAACTGGCGCGGGGCACGTTCCAGCCCGTCCGCGACGGGGTGAAAACCGAGATAATCGTGCCGGGAAGCCCGCCGATCCGGCCGGATTACCTGACGCCCGGCGCGATCGACGTGTGGCAAGAGACGATCGGCCGCGTGATGACGGCCGGTGTCGCCGAAGTCGATAGCTCGCTGCTGGCGCGGTACTGTTCGCTTGAGGCGATCGTGCGCGATGCGTTCAAGGCGGACGGGGAGCCGCCCCCGGCGGCGTACCTGACCGTACTCCGCCAGTACGAAGAATTGCTGCGGATCGCCGGCCCGAAAAGCCGCATCGGCGCGGGAGGTGGCGATGGCGCGAAGCCGGCAAACCGGTTCGCCCGCAGCGGCGCCCGCAACCGAACGTGACTTCGCCGCCATCGCGCTCGCCTATGCGAAGCGCGCGGCGGCGGACAAGCAACAGGTCGAGCATTGCAAGTGGGTTCGGCTGGCCGCGCAGCGCCACCTGGATGACCTGAAGCGGTCCAAGCAGAAGGATTGGCCGTTCAAGTTCGATGCTTGGTACGCGAACGATGTCTGTGACTTCATCGAAGGCCTGCCCCACATCGAGGGGCGGTGGGAAACGCCAACGATCGTCCTCGAACCGGCGCAGGTGTTCATCCTGTCGATGGTGTTCGGCTGGCGGGACAAGGCCACCGGCCTGCGGCGGTTCACCGACACCTATATCGAGATGGCTCGCAAGGGTGCGAAGTCGACGCTGACCGCCGGGGTGGTGCTGTATTGCACCACCTGTGAGGATGAACCCGGCCCGCTGGTCCTGATCGGTGCGACCACGGCGGCGCAGGCGCAGAAGGTGTTCAACCCTGCGAAGCTGATGGTGAAGAAGACGCCCGACCTTCAAGAGGCGTTCGGGCTGGAAGCGTGGTCGAAGTCGATCACCTGCGCCGACAATGACGGCGTGATCCAGACCATCAACAGCCGGTCGGCAACGCAGGACGGGCACAACCCACATGTCGCGGTGCTGGACGAGCTGCACGCCCATAAGGATCGCGGCCTGTACGACGTGCTTCATTCGGCGGACGGTGCCCGGCGCTGCCCGCTCTACTGGAAGATCACGACGGCCGGCTATATCCTCGACGGCGTCTGCTACGAGCAACGGACGTTCACGACGAAGATGCTGGAAGGCGCGTTCGTCGCTGACCATGTGTTCGGTATCATCTTCACCCTGGACGGGCCGAAGGATTTCACGCCCGAGCGGAAGGTGGGCGACGACCCTTACGACGAGAAGAACTGGCCGAAAGCCAACCCGCTGATGCCGGTGACGCCCAGCCTCGCTTCCATGCGCCGGCTGGCGGTGAAGGCGAAGGGCGCACCGGGCGAGGAAGGCGAGTTCTTCACCAAGCGCCTGAACAAGTGGATGTCGGC